TTGATGTTAGCGAATTATCTGACTCAAGAAATCCATATTTAACGCGAATAGTACGTCGATAATAATAAGGGTTTCTTGCTAACCACTTACCCCAATAAGTGCCCTGGTCGGTTGCGATATAAGAGCGAGTTGAAACGTAAGGGTCAGTTTGAACATCTGTATCAATAAAATCTGTTAATTGAACAGAGCAAGAAGCTCTCGCGCCTAAGCCTTTACCTGGCGTGATTTCTGTTGGCGCTGTATTCACTGATTTGACGCAAGGAGTAATGCCCGACCCCACTAACAATACATCACTGTATTTGTAAGTCTTTGTTGTGTTGGTGAAGTTTGGCGTGTCTTGGCATGTTCCGTAAGTGTTGTAACACTCCCCTCCCGCCGAACCGGAAGCAGCACAGGGCGACACGCCGTAATCATTGCCGCAAAAACCAAGATCAAGCTCGACAATAATAAACGGCCTGCGCCCCTGCTTCTTCGCCTCTGCTTCAAATGTCACCGCTTTAACCCTTTAGCTCTGATTTTCCAATCAAACCGCCCATTAAAATCTGTTAGTTTTGGCGGCGCAATTACTCTATCCGTCCAGCAATAAGCTACTTCAGGATAAGAAGAATCATGGCCGTTATTGGTAACGTCCCAAGCAAGGAAAAAAGGCTCTTTTTGGATACTCTCATACATACCCCTATGTAATTGCTGGCGCAAATAGTCAGCATCCAAGTATTTGAAGTTAAGATCAACAGGGAAAGGCTCATCTCTCACGCTGGAAGGAAACGGTTGATTAGCGTTACTTTGATTGATCGTCGGCTTGACGGTTTGATATATTCCAGGCGGCGTGAAAGATGGCCTTAAGGCGAACTTATCATAAGTTGCACCCATATCCATTGAGCTACCAATATAGACGACAGAAAACAACTTCCCAGCACTGGCAGATATTTCAACGTAACGATTAGCGGTAAGAGAATCAAACCTTTTCAGGTAAACATCGTCGCTTTTAATGTCGCTGATTTCTTCAGTTGAGGTATATGTACCCTGTACGCTGCCCGTCCTCACTCTGACATGGTAAGAGTCATCTGAATTAATGCTGTTAAGGTTATGTCCAGCAATACCGATACTGTCAAAGTCGTAGATTATCGTTAGCGTGTAATCGCCTGTCCCTGTGCCACTTAATGCAGTCGCAAGCGTAGCAATGTTGGTTGTGCCGTCATAAGTGTCTATTATTGCTGTATCGCCAGTTTCAGTGCCGCTGGTTATTTCTATTTCGTAACCAACCCAGAAACCATCCTCACGCCTATCAGCATTGCCAAGCGTCACCGTTGAGGCATCTGTTGTATAGCTGGCGCTCTGCGCCGTCACAGACTGATCTGATGATTTTAAATCCCAAACCGCCGTTGTGATGTCTGCGGAAGTGTCTAGCCTTCCGTCTGTGCAATTCGCATGTTCGTAGCCCGTAACTTCAGCAGAACTTTCAGCCGCCACATAAGTAGCGTCATCTAGCAGATTTTCAAAAAGCATTAAACCTGCCACTATGCAGCCTCTACATTCAATTGAGCGCCATCGCCTAACGCTTCGTTCACAGCGTCAAGAATTCGCCGCGTTCCTGTGGGGTCGATAGAGTCATTGATTACTACGTTTATTTCTCTTTGCGGAGCACTGGATGCTTCAGTTACATCAGCGTTAATGCCACCGCTTGGTTGGCTAATCGCGCTGGCGCTCGGTACACTCACGGAGCCGCGGCCAGCACCGCCGCCAGACTTAATCGCTTTAACCTGCTTTAATCCAAAAGCTGTTGCCGCTATAGCCGCCGCTGCACCAAGAGCAGGGCCGATAATAGGAATACCCGCTAAAGCGTTATAACTGTTAATCGCGGCTGAATAAGTTGCCATCACCGCCTCTTTTATCCGCATGGCTTTTTGAAGTTTTTCGCTTTTCTTGCCACTCGTTTGTAATAGAGACAGACCTTTTCCGTAAGTCTGGCTAATCATCCCAACCTGCGCTTTTGATGCTTTACTCTCTATTCCTAACCGATTAACTGTTTGTTGAGCCAGAATATCAGTCAGCGCCGTTTGAGCATTACTAAATTGTGCTATCTGACTTTCAAATCTGAGCGCGTCAGCTTCATCTTGCAAAGCCAGCCTTTCTATTTTTCCTTCTTCTTCAGCTACTCTAAACTCTTCTTTGACTGCTGCTACAGCCTCTAATTTAGCCCGCTCTTTTTCTGCTGCGGCCTCAATTTCCCCATCATTCGCCGCTGGCTCTATGCCGCCTACTGCACCTACCGCGCCAGTAACAGGCTCGCCGGTAGCGCCAACCGCACTCGCATCACCTGCCACCCCCTCTGCCGCTGGTGTCGCCAAACCTGAAATCATTTCATCTCGAATAGCTCTCAATGATTCCATTCTGGCGCGGAATCTGTCTCTAGCCTCGCCAAATCCAATGCCATCACCTAATGTAACCGCCTCTTTTATCGCTTGTGCTGCCGCTACCGCTGACTGAACAGCAAAACCTAACTCTATCCCTATGGTTTTCAACCAATTAACCACCCTTGGCACATAAGAAATTACACCCGCAAAAGCCGAAATTATCCCGCTCGCAATATCATTAAATGCAGATGAAAACTCCGGACTACTAACAACCTTCCTTAGCTCGATGATATTGCTTGTTGCTTCAGGAAGCCCGCCTTTGGCCTCCAGCAAGTCACCCATATCATTACTAAGACCTTTTAAAGCGCCGCCAAACGTATCACCGGCAGCTTTGGCGGAGCCGCCAAACTGCACCTCAAGCTCTTTAAGAATGACACGCTGAGCTTCTGCCTGGTTGCCCGATTCAATAAGTGACTTAATCACCTCTTTTTGCTCAGCGCTAAACTGAATACCAGCACGACTTAAAGCAGAAAGATTGGCAACGGGATCATTTAACGCTTTACCTAACTGCAAGACAGAGGATTTAACATCTGTGCCAAAGCGCTCAGACATATCCAAAGCAATAGCGGTTGTTCGCTTAAATTCGTCACCCGTTATCTTGGTAAAAGTAACAAGCTGGCTTTGTGCGCGAATAATATCTTCATCGCCAAAAGTCGTTGCGCGCTGTAACTCTGCCGCATGGCCTGTAAGCTGCTGAAGGCTTAACCCTACAACCTGACCAGTTGAGGCCAAACCCTGCTCTAGCTGCTTAACAGCGGCCTCTTGTTTGGCGGTTGCTGCTATTATTTTTGACGTAAAAGCACCAATAGCAACAGCAGAAAATACACCACTTAGCCCGCCAATACTTTTCTTAACTGATTTGCCAAATTTCTTGGTGCGCTTCTCAGCTTTTTCTAGTTTTTTCTGGTATTGCGCCGTTTGCGCTTCGAGTCTAACGACCAGTTTAGCTAAATCTGTCATTTTCCCGCCTTAGATTTCAAAGTTTGTATGAAGCTCTGTGTTCTGGCCTTGCTTTCTCTGTCCATGCGTTCTGATCGTGTTTGATGATCTTCATACATAAAATCTTTTTCGCTATATGGCTTCTGGTCTTTGCCGCGATTAACATTGGCTGTTAATGCAGTGAGAGTGGCAATGTTGAAGTTATCGCGCCAAGAACCAAACGGCTCTATTTGCCAATATACTTTCCATTGATTAAACACCGTTGACGGGATTTCTTTTGCCATTTCATACGGGTTTGGAAAGCCAAGATGTAACGCCAGCAGAAATAAAAATCTTATGTCGGCGCTTTCTCTGACTTTCCCTCATCGACAGAATCTTCCCCCAACCCTGAAAGACTGACTATGATTTTAGAAATTTTTCGCGTTAGTTGGATTGGCCATTGAACAACATCATCAAGATCTGAATCTTCAAGCTCATCACAACCAGCAATTATTAAAAATGCGTCAGATTTAGCTACATCATCCTCTGCTATTTCGCTTGCCTTAATAAAATCGGCTGCCGTTATTTCGTGAAACTCAACAGACTGACCAAAAATATCAACAGTTTCGGTTTTTAATCCGGCACGAACCGCTTCAAAGAGCTTTTTCTTATTCATATCCAACCCTAAGCAATAGTTGAAGTGATAGCGCCAGTTACACGGCCACCAAAAGTGATTTGCTGTGCATCTTCAATAGCAGGTGTCCACGATGTTTTTTTCATAGCAAGGGAAAAAGCCAAAGTCTCTGTGTTGGTTCCGTCATCCATCTCAAGCTCAAAATCTAAAGTTGATTTTGCGGTAACAGCAGCGAGGATATATTCTTGCTGCGTATTACTTGAGAGAATGCGGTTACAGGTAATTTCTACCTCGCCACCTTCGCCCAGTGTTGCAATAAACTCTTTGGCTGTAGATGAAAAATGTGTAACTTCAGCTTCCGAGTTTGTGACTTCAATGCCGGATACTTCCCGTACTTCTTCTACTGTCTGCATTCCTGTGTTATCAACGCTCAGTGTTAAACCTGCGCCAAATGCTAACGTACTCATAATAAAACCTCTTTTTTAGGGCGTAAAAAAACCCGCCGAGGCGGGCTTGGTTGAAAATTTAAAAATCAGATTTCTTTGTGCCGGATCGTGAGATTAATCGACACCCTGAACAACTCTGTATCAGTTTCATAAAGATCAATCATTCGATCTACTGATAACAAGTAACAGCGAGCAGAGCCTATAAGCCCTGAATAACCGTTCAAGTCATCTCTAACGGCTTTGGCAAGCGTTTGAACCTGCTCTGCACCTTTACCCCATACATCAAGCGCAACCGAGGCGGACACAAAGCCTGATGGCCCTTCGTAGGTCTGCGAGCGATCTTCGTTATCTTGCTGGAACGTAATGGCGGGAAAGGACGGATGATCGACAGGCAAAGGCCATAACATAATTTCACTGGTTGAATAGCCTCTTGCGGCCAAAAAACCGTATAACTCACCAGAAATCATCGCGCAGCCTTTACAATATTTTTCTTCAATCTGTCTTTTAGCCGCTCAATAACCTGTGACTTAGACGACTCCATAGCTTTAGTGAGCCAGGGGCGCTTTCTAATACGGCTTGTGCCAAGCTCAAGAAACTGAACGCCGTAAAAAGCCTCTGGCTTAACACCAACAAAGACATAAGCGGTTCTTCTATCTTTTGATAGTCTGGATTTCCTGGCAACATTCCGACTCAAAAACCCCGCGCCTACCAACCTACCTGGGTGCTTTCTCGCTTTTTTGCTGGTGTAAGTTTTATGCGGCTCTAAGCCAATAGGTGCGTTGGCTTTTGCTTTCTTTGCAATAGGTAACGAGGCTTGCATGGTTGCACTTCTTAGCGCCTTACCGCCTACTTGTGAGCCTAATTCTGACAACTGCTTTGATAGCTTATTAAGCCCCTCTAACTCACTAGGCATTAGATTTCTCTATGCAATAAAGCTGTAAAATTCTATTTTCTTCATTGACGTTTACGACTGAATCAATGTCATAAATCGTGCCTTTATTGGCATCGGTTACACGATCACCACTGTTCAATACTGATACTGCCGAGCTGTAACGGATAACAATCAACACGCCAGCAAATTCAACTTCACCAGACGCGCTCTTTTTTTCTGCGCCTTTGCCTGTTTTTATACTGGCTCTCACCGTTGCAAGTGTTGCCCATGAATTAACCCGCTGGCCTGTCGCATCCTTTGTTGCGCTTTGCTGCTCTAGCGTGACTTTATGTTTTAACGTGCCAGCAGGAATCATAAATAGACAACTCTGTACCTGTTCAGGAAGTCTTTAACGCCTAACGGCAACTCACTCATGTTGATAGCTGTGACAGACTCGCGATTTCGATATAAATGACCAACGATTAAATAAATCGCTGTTTTAATCGCATCGGGAACACTATCAGCATCAGCGTAGCCTTGAACTATCTCTACTTTGACAGCATCGTATTTATCAAACGTACTAGGCCAGCTATTCACAGCTTCAATTCTTATTCGATTGCCTAAAATGCTTGTGTAGTAATCCGTTCCTGTAACTGTCTGCTCTACATCTGACGAATCTTGATATTTAACGCTAGTGATTGACTGAATAGGTGTCTCATTGATAACGATTTCTGCATCAAAACAATCAAAGTAATAGCACCAGGTCTGCGTTATTAACTTTCGGCCTGTGTATTTCTCGCAAAAATCAACGGCCTGCTCAATGTATGACGTTATCAGCGTGTCATCATCAGCATGGTCAACAACTAAATGCGCTTTGGCTTCAGTCAAGCTGATAGGCGTTGATGCTGGCGCGGTAACTAATTCTCTATTCACTTTTTGCTTTGGCCTTCGCTTTTGCTTTTGGAGCCGCAACCGATTCAGCCTGACCCGAATCAACCAGTCGTTTTTCAAAGTCTTTATCAAGACTTACCGTTTCACCTGCTCGATAACTAAAATCTGCACCCGCTAAAGCGGTCAATAATTTAATCATTTACTCTCTCCAATAAAAAAGGGGCAGCAATTGCCACCCCTTTCTCTATTGCTACGGTTACGCTTGGATTAAATGCTTAACTGCTGCACTTAAAGTAAGCTCGCCATCCATGCGCTTATAGCCTCGGAAACCAACTTGACCGTTGGCTGCATATAACTCGTTTAGGCGCTGAACTACAGTACCTTGGCGATCTGCAACGGTGTAGTAAGACAGATCACCGAACAGAACCGATTTAAGTCCTGTAGTCGCTGCTTCTGCACCAGCAGAGGTTAAGAATGGTCGGCCAAGAATCATATCCGGCTGGCCAGCTTGTAAGCCTGGCTGCCACATATACTGGCTGTCTCCATCTTTCAGCTTGCGAATCAGCTTGACCGTTGCGTCAGCCGCAATCCAAGTACCGTTTGCACGATAAGGGCGCGCCACTGAATGATAAAGGTCAATCATTTCATCAGCAGTAATCGCCGCTGCGCCTGCCGCTGTAACACCTAAGCTAGAGCCGTCAGTGATACCTGTTGGCTGACCTGAGCCACTACCATTAACAAACGCTGTTTCTTCTGCTAAACCAAATCGCTTGCCGAAGTTTCTGGCAAGGTAGCCTTCAACATCAAAGAACGCATCTGAAAGCAATTCTTCTGACACCTTGATAATTGTGCCGAGTTTATAAGGCGTTAAAGTTACCTGACCAAAGGCTGCGTCAGATTCGGTATAAGCCGCTTCTTCAGCCGTCCAAGTCGCTGTACCCAATGAAGATTCAATTGGTACGTTACGATCAGAGCCGACAGGAATAACGGTTACATAATTTCGCAACTCGTTTATATCCTGCAACGCCTCAACCAATTGAGTTTCAAATTCAGTCGGGACAATGTAACCGCCTTCTGAATCTGTACCCACTTGCAAGGCGTTTAATACTGAAGGATCAGCAACCGACTTACCTACACGCATAACATTGTTAAATGCTTGCTTGTAGTCGTCAGTTTCCAACGCGCTTTTAACGTCAGAACCTACAGGAGCCTTGTAAGGCGCACTATTAAGCACGCCAACGTCCCGCTGAAGGTTTGCTACTTGCAATTTGTTATCAGCCTGCTTTTTAAATTTGGCTTGATCTTCGTGCATAGCGTCAAACTGGCCTTGCTCATCGGATGTTAGGTCGCGGCCTTCTTTTTCAGCCGTATCTAACATTTTGTTCATAGCTTCGACAGTTTCGCCGCGCTTTTGCAATAAATCGTTAATATCCATGATATTCACCTTTAAAATTTAACTTTTTGCCCGCTTTTCAAGCCAAATCGTCCGAAATGACTTTTTTCAGGCATAAAAAAACCGCCCGAAGGCGGCTGGTTTTGTAGACTTTCCGTCTATAAAATTGATATTCGGCGCTTGTTAAGTGCTACGCGCCACATTGTTTGTGTTTGTTCGTCATCTTTTATCTTGTCTGGTGGTGGTGCGTTCTTGATCCAACGCTTGTCAATGTTAGAAATTGATACTGTTGACTCTGTTTTTTCAGTCGCCAAGCCTTTTTCAATCGCTTCATCAGCACTTAGCCACGTTTCAGCCGTCATTAACTCGGATATTTCAGACTCATCAAGACCAGAATGCGATTGATAAGTTTTTACAATCGACCCTTTGATCTTATCTAGCAACTCTGCCGTTTTTGTCATATCAGCCGCGTTACCAACAGCAAATGACCACGGATCGTGAATCATCATCAGCGCGTTATCAGACATGGTTATCGTATCGCCAGCCATCGCAATAGTTGATGCCGCCGAAGCAGCCAAACCATCAACTACAACATTGATCTGTCCATCGTGAGCAGCCAACAGGTTATAGATAGCGAAGCCATCAAAGACATCGCCGCCAGGTGAATTAATCCTAACTGTGACATCGCCTGATATTTTGTCTAACTGGTCTTTAATACTTAAAGCTGTGACACCATCACCAAACCAATCTTGGCCAATATCTTCATAAATTAGTATTTCATTCATAGCAGCGCCTCTATATCGCTTACAGCATTGTCAATAATCATTGGAATTTGATTGATCGCGTCATCAGATAAAGACTCAACGCGAGCTTTTATGTAATTGTCGATTTCCTTTTTATCTACAGGCAGATATTCCTGCATCACCTTTTTCTGTCTGTCGTAAAAGTCAGGAAACCAGCTATTAAATTGTTCTGGACTGAGCCGATCTATTTCAGCCTTAATCGCTTTGATTTCTTTGTCAGCGACTACACGCGCCAGCGAGTTACTGACTTGCTCTTCTCTTTCTTCAGTCGAAGCCATGTTTAATGGACTTCTGAACACGTCCAAACCATCTTCAGGATTGCGGTTTTCCAGCTTTCTCGCTTCGTTAGGACTCATCCACCCCGCATTGATGGCCTGCGTATAAGATTCATAGCGCGACTTGGTATCACCTCTTAACAAACCCTCAACCGAATGACTCACAAAAATGCTTTGCCTTTCTCGCTCTGTCAGCAAATCTCTAGCTATTGACTGCTCAATACGTACCAGCCAAGGGCGAATCGTGTGCATGACGAACTCAATTGACTGATGCTCTATATTGGAAAAGGTCGCTTTGTCCAATTCGTTAAGCATGTGCAGTGGGACACGGTAAAGCCTGGCAATATCAGCAATTTGATACTTTCGACTTTCGAGAAACTGCGCGTCACTATTACTCATGCCAACAGCCGCATATTTCATGCCTGACTCAAGTATCAACGGCTTGTGCGCGTTGTCTGAGCCTTGATGCTTTTCTGCAAACTGTGTTCTCAGGTGTTCAATCTGCTCATCACTGAGCATATCGGGGAATTCCAACACGCCTGGAATCTGAGCGCCGTTAGAAAATAACTTGGCGGCCTGTTTTTCACCTGCTATCGCTATGCCAATTGACTCTCTCGCCTGTGTGACAGGCGACATCCCCGTAACGCCGTTAGAGCTTAACCCCGCTATACGCCATATCTCACCGCCTGAAAACACTCGCGGCATTCCTGGCTGCTGATAATCAAAAACTAACTCACTGTTAGCGCCCCTTGAAACGTCCATATAACGGCTGTTAAGTGGCTCAATTGCTACAACGCGGCCACCTCTGCGAATGACTTGAGCGTAAGAGTTTCCCCTTAAACCCAAGTTAGTCATTAAAAACTCACGCACCTCAAAAGCTGTTTGCTCACCGTTAGGCGACTGACCCAGCAAAGCGCTTAAAGGATGCCGGACTAACTCCCGCCCCTCTGTCGTTTCTTGGTATGTTTTTAAAGGTAGGCTGGCGATTGTTTCCGATAAAATACGAACACAAGCATAAACAGCGTTGACCTGTAGCGCGCTATCCGGTGATACATGCGACCCCGCGCCTGTCGATTGCGAGAATCCCTGCTGCCGCCACCATTCCGGCTCTTTCATGGTCGCGGATTGAGGCTTGCGTTTAAATATATCTAAAATACTCACAACGAAATAAAGCCTCTGTCTTTATAGGCATGGCCGTCATCTTCTTCTGCCATGCAACGATTAAGCGCCATAATTAAGGCAACAACGCCATCAATTTTGTTTTCCGGCTTCTGCTTATCGGGGAAAATGTTGTCTTTCTTGTCAGTTTTTGCAATAACATTACCAAACATCCAACTTAAAATAGGGTCGCCGTCATATTGGAATTTACGCTGCGCGATTAACGCTTCAAGCTCTTTCATAGGCTCACTGAAATTCGCCACTGTTGGCCTAACTTCGATGGCTGGTAAGCGCTCATCAATCAGATGGTTAGCCATTTGCGATGCCTGCCAGGGATCAAATGCAATCTCTCTAACATTAAAATTCTTACACGCTTGGCGAATATCTTCCTCAATGGCATCTATATCTGTGACGTTACCATCCGTAACATTTAACAGCTCAGATTCACCCCAGCCTTTATAACGATGGTTCTTTGCTTCTTCGTAAACTGCCGAATAAGGTAAGTAATGCTCAACAAAGGCTGTGTAAGTGCCGCTTTCAGGAAAGACAAAAGCAAGGCAGGCAATATCGCGCTTGGTGGCTAAATCCACCGCTAAATAACAATCTCTGCCTTTAAAATCATCAATCGAAAGCTTGGGCTTCTTACATAACTGAAGCTCAAGCATATTCAGCCAAGACACTTTTGCCCCAACCCACTGATTGAGATGTTTTGTCTTATAGGCGTTTTGTTTGGTTGCTGATCGTTTCGCCTTGGCTAACTCAGCTAATAAATATTCACGGCTAACACTAACGTCTATATTCGGATTGGCTTTCTCTAAAGCCGCCTCTGTGTCCCATTCGTCAGCCTCATCAATGCCAAAGATAATGCCAAATTGCGTATCATCTTCAAACGTGCCATCAAGAATCTTGATTA